TTCAAAACCACCCCATAGACCACCAATGATTGTTGTTGCAATCGGAACACCAACTGCAAGCCACATAGAATTAAAACGGAGTTTTGCTCCACCTATGTCTAACTCGAATCCTTTTTTGTCGCTCATTGATATTGCTCCCTTATCATTTTTCTAAAAGTGGAATTGTTTGAAAAGAAAAGAGTTCTTAATGCACGATTGTTGTCTTGATTTCGATTACCAGCATAGATAACTTTTGGGTCGTACCATTGATTATTATCTGGTAAATAGGACACCAGATAAGCATTAAATCCTTTTCGATAGTTCATCAATGCAAGTACTTTTGTTTGATCTTCAGAGAAATAATCTTCTGATATCTCTTCCTGTACTTGTTCCATTTGACTCTCAATATTCATTGTAGAAGTCGAACTACTCGCATTTAATGATGATTCAATTCTTACAGTTTCCACACTTGATGCAGATGGGGCTGTACTTGTTGTCATAGTGTTTGTATTTGTTGAACCAAGTATTGCTTCACTTGATACAGGATTAGATGCTGGATTTGAAAACATCACCATTCCTGTTGGTAAAGAAGCACTTGATGCACCCATTCGTGATGTAGAGTTCATGTTAGATGCATTTGATAATGTTGCATTGACTGTTTGCTGTAAAGATACAGATGCATAGTCCAGAACACCGCTTTCCAATCCTCCCACTAAACTGTTTGTAAATGCAAGAGAGTCGGACACGGCAGAGTTTGGAGATGATGTTTCTGGTGATGGCCTTACAACATTTGGTCTTGATAAAATTACTTCAAGTGGAGTGTCAATTATTTCTTCTTCAAAAAAGGTTTCTCTCGTTTCAAAAGGGTCACGAATCATTTCAAAATCGTCAATAATCATTTCTTCGTCAAGAAAGAATTGCTCCTCTATAATTTCTTCTGGAAGTTCCTCAAAAAATTCTTCTTCGGTTACTCCATCAAAAATATCGCAACATTCAAAATCAAGAAACTCCTCCACTTCTCCAAAAAAACTTTCTTCCTCAAAAAAGACAGGTTCGATATAGCTCGTGTATGCACTACAGTTGAAATCGTTAAAAGTAATCGAAGAACAATAGAGTGCAGTATCATAGCCTGGACATGAAGGGTTATTTAAAGGGTCTGAGCAATCAAGTGTGGATACGAACAGAGAGAAGTCTTCGTTGTTTACATATGTCAAAGCATTAGTGTCGTCATAAAAAAGAAACTGTTCAAACTCTCCAGCAGATATATCTCCTGTATATCCAATTGTTAGATCATGCATCCTTACGTCAATCTTATCATATCGAAACTCAAAAGAGCTGTCTCCAAAAAGTTCTACCTCAAAGGTACTTTTGTAGTTGTTGTTACGATATTCAGAGACATCATACCACCCTACAATATAAGAATCTTCAAAAGACTGTACATACGGATTTGTTGTTCCTCTGTTCACCTTATTACTACTGTTAAGGTTTACAAGGTCAGTCCAGAGTGGCATAAGAAGATAGTCGTATGTTGATGAAGTAAGAGTGTTTAAATCTCTACCACGACAGCAATATGAACTTGTAACTGCGGTACTGTCATCTTTTAATTGCAGAACACCATTTTGATAGACATTCATTTTGTCAAAACTTTGACCATATAAGTCAAAAGTGAACGGAAGATTGACACTTTTATACGAGTCATCTGCAATGTTAAGAGCCGTTCCTGTTTGAGATATATTTACAATTGCAGATGTTCCAACATCAAACTCCTGTGCAATACTCTCACTTACAGTAAATGCAAACACAAATCCAAAAAGTATGCCGATTGCTTTTTCAAGATACATCATTATCGGCACACTTTCTTATTCTTTTTGTCATTACGGCATTTCTTTTTTCTTTTATTGTAGTCAGGTCTTTCTTCTTCATTTTCTGTCCAAGCAACTTGTGCTTCATTTCCTATCTTACCTTTATACGGACAAGGAGTGCCTGCCATTTCCATCGCTTGAAAGACTCTTACATCTTGACAAAGAACACTAACAGCTGCAACCTTCATTCCCATATCGTACATCGCCTTTGACAATTTAAGTCTTTCACAATTTTCATCTCGTACCATCTTTCCTCCAGACAGTCCAATGATTTGTGTTTGTACTGCACCAGAAACTCCTGTTACGCATAAGTCCTGTGAATAGCTCATCATAGTCGGTGCAATTGCACTTGGTGGTGGTGATTGTACCTTAGATTTAGTTTGCTGAGTAATATTTGTATTGTTTTCATTCGTATTTGTGTTATTATTAGTCGAATTAGAAACATTTGTTGAGTTTGATGTTACGTTACTTGTGTTGTTGTTTGTGTTAGTTGACGAGCTCGTTGAAGTATTAACATTAGTGTTCGTGTTAGTATTCGTGTTTATATTCTCCGAACTGCTACTCGTCTGCGAGATGTTCGTGTTTTGATTAATGTTTGTATTATTAGAAGTGCTGGTACTTTCAGAAGTGTTTGTATTGATGTTGACATTATTGGTACTCGAATCAATTGTTGTTGAATTTGTGTTGTTTGTATTTGACTCAACATAACTATTTGTATTAGTCGAATTGATAACATAACTGTTTGAGTCATATTGTGTCGGATTTGATTGATACCGATTGCCAGGCTGAGTAGTCTGGGCATATATGGTTGAACTCACACTCATCATACCAAGAAGGAGAAGTGCGAGACGCATTTACTTGTGAACCTTTCCGATTTTGGTGATTTTATAACTATTTATAAAAAAGACTTGACTTTCCATTTTGACTCGTGTACATTAATTCTTGTCGTGTTTAAGGAATACTGTCATTATAAGGGATATGCAAAAATGATTCCAAAAAAGAAATACATTCATGTAAATATGCATAAAATTAGAGCAAATAAAAAACATGGAACAAATGAACCTGTTATCACGATTAAGGAAGGAAGAAAAAATACCTACTGTCACAAGGTTTCAATACTAGGGCCAAGTGAAGTTATATACGGAGGTAACGATAAAGCACTTCTTTCCTGCGGTGCAAGAGTTGTTATAGTGACAGAGTCCGAATTAAAAATCGACTAAATAAACTTGATTTGTTGATGTGAAAGTGAACGTTGAATGGACTTGGGGGCAGTACCCAACGCCTCCACCAAAAAAGCATAGGAAAAAAAATGACCGAGAAAGATAAAAGAGAAGCTTATAGATTAATCTGGATGGTCAAAGGTCATATTCCTACCAATCCTATTTGGAGTGATGAAGTACTTGAAGTCGTAAAAGATCAATACACAGAAAGACTTTGGGGAAATGAGGAGTGTTATCTTCACACAGATGGATTTGAAGAAGCTTACGATGCTTTTATGGCGGGGGCGAAATAGGATCGACATAAACGTAATATCTTTCATGGAGAATCTGGTGCGGAAGCTACCATAAACGCAACAACACGTTAGATGCCAACGATAATGACATCATTGAGGATTATGCACTAGCTGCCTAATCGCTCGGGGTTTCAAGAAGGTTTCCTAGCAACAGAATAACCTTCACCATTTATCAATTTTTTATATGCAGCTTCTCTGTTTTCATGCATGACTTGAGACTCGTATTCTTTATAGTATCCTAAGTCTTGAAGTTCATATGCAGCTTCCTGTAACTTTGCTAGTCTTTGAATAAAAATCATTGCATAGGAAGAAGGAGGAGTTTTTGGATTTGCTTCAAAGATACCACCATAACAATGTGGAGAAAATCCCATCACCCATAGATTAGTATTTGAAGCATTTTCATTTATACCATCAAGAGTATTCTGAAATGCATCAGGGTCATTCTCAAAATCAAAACAGGCAAGAATAATAACATCATATGTGTCATTCCAAGTCTCTTGAATTGACTTTAATTTTTTTATGTAGTCTTTATAAGCAAACTGTATCGAGACTTTATCATTGTTCCATGTATTCTCTGCGTAAGGACACATAGGTAAAGACTTGCCATGTTTTTTTTCTAAAGAAAATCGGCTCCATTCACGAATCTGACTCTCAATTTGTTTCTCCAGAGAGTCGGTAGTGATTGTCATTTTAGTTGTCATTAGTGGTGCATCATTGCATAATTCATTGCGATTCTTTCAAACTCTTGATCTCTTTCTTTTTCAGTCTTAAAAGATATAATCCTGTCAATACGAAACGATCTCCATCCTCCTGCTCTGATATCCCAAACAGAGATAACTTCTTCATTTGGTTTTTTACCTTTTTTTTCGTAGTAGTCCACAACTTGTTTATTTTCTTCAAGAACACTTGCTTGAAGTGTACAATGCATTTCTCTATATTCGCCATTTACTTTATTGAACTCCACTACACAAACATTATTTTTAAGTATTTCAACTAACTCATCACGTTTTAAATCAATCATACTGAATCCTCTCAATGTCATCTTCATCACAGGAACTCCCATATTGTATTTCTACAATTTTTACAGGATTTACTGTTTGGTTTGCAATTCTATGATACTTTTCTTTAGGCACGAAAATAGTTTCGTGAAGAGAGTATCTGGTTTGTTTTGCCTCTTTTAAATTTGGTTCATCTGAAAGGTATACTGTTGGATTACCTTCGACAACGAACCATAGTTCATTTCTGTTTAAATGTTTTTGAAAAGAAATGGAACTGTTTGGATTAATTGTAAGCTCTTTTACTTTTACGTGTTTACGATACAATACTTTTTCAGATTTCGTAACAGTACTATAAGCATAATCGTGAAGAACTCTGTAATATCCCCATTGTCTTTCAGTCTTTGGATTTTGCCATTCTTCAAGAATCCAAGAGCTACTGTTCTTTTTCTCTGACCCGCCAACATAAAAAATAAATTGAATTTCGTCATCTATATCCATTTCTGGAATATTTTCTGCTGTCCTATCTCCACCATTAAGAAAACTAATTGGATTGTCAGGACACAGCTCTCTTATTTTTCGTATAGCATTTTTTGCTGTATCGTCTGAATCATCAAATCCAAAGACTACATCAGTACAATACAAGTTTTCAAGAACTGTTTTTCTTTCTTGAAACGGCATAAATGCACGACCTTTTTTTCGTGCAAGCCAGTCATCACTATTCAAACCAACTGCAACAAAAGAACCGCTATACATTGCAGCTTTTAGATAGTCAATATGTCCAGAGTGTAAAGGGTCGAACCCACCTGTGCAAATAACTATTTCTCTATGACTTAATTCAGCCTGACCTAATATTTTTAATTTAGTTTCTCTATCCATAAGTTCTATTGTCATTAGTATACCCAACTCACAAAACTATATCTTGTGCCTTTCGTTATAGGTTTCACCATGTGAGGATAAAGAAAGTTTGACGGAAACATAACAACATCACCTGTTTTTGTTTTGTATTCCTCACCATGAAACATTAACTCTCCACCCTCATAATCATCATTTAACACACCAATTATACTTAATACAGGAACGCCTTTTACCTCTCCATCAAACAAACTGTGTATATGGTCACAATGAATTGCCATTGTTTGATCTATCGAATACCGATTGTATCTAATTCGAGAATATCCATTCCAACTATCATACCAATCGGGCATATCAAGCCCTCCAACATATCTTCTAATAACAGAGTGAAGTTTGTCCATAATCTTTTGAGACTGCTCTCCACCAAATCCAACATCTAACTCATTTTCTCCAGATTTACTAAAGTAATTTTCTTCAGAAGGAGCATAAAATAGATGTTTTTCCCAATCAATTTTTTCTATGTCCTTAATTGTTTCTTTGCAAAACTTTCTTGAAAAAACCTTTTGTGTTTTTATATAATTTTTTACATTTAAGTCCATAACAAAAATAATATCATGTATTTGCCAATGAAGTCAATAGATTTTTCCATTCGAATTTACGAACATCCCAAGAGTAGAAACTATCCGCATAGATTTTAGAAAGCTGTAGTCTCTGTTGCATATGACTATTCCAATAGGTTGTGATAACCTGATCGAGAATACTTGCAAATGTATTTGCATGAACATTTTGATCTTCCTGCATTTGATACATCAATGCAAAATTAGCAGTTGTTTCTGGAAGGGCTGCATGATTTGGACACACGATACAAACACCAGCACTCATCGCCTCCATGGCTGCAATACAAGATGTTTCTGGCCATATATTTGGATATGCAAAGATATGTGCTTTCTTGAGTGCTTCTCTTACAACTTTATTTTCTTGAAATCCATGATAAGTAATTCCTTCATGTTCACGACATCTTTTAAATATAAGCTCATACTCTTTATCTCTTTCGGGCCAACCATATGCATTAAAACTTGAATAGACATCTAAATGTATTTTACCATTGTGTTTGTCATAGAGATGTTCAAAGACAGGAACAAGTATTTCAAGTCCTCTGTGCGGTGTTGTATGATAAATTAGATTAAGAGTATCAGTCTTTTCTTTTTCGTGAGACTCAATAGGGTCTATTGCATTTTTAAGAATACAGGAGCCACCATAAGGAACACCAAGTCCTAAATGATATGTTTGAAATTGATAATTGGAAACAAAAACAATCTGTTTAAATCTAGTTCGATTAATCTCATGTTTTAAATGCTGACTCTCAGGGTCGTTAAATGTATCGTGACACCAGAGAATCGGTATTCTGTTTTTATCTATGTCTCGAACTCTTGAGCAAATAATCTGAAACTTATCATATAGGTCTTTATCAATAACAGATGCAAGTTTTCTTTGCATCATCTCAGTTCCACCATTTGCTTTGGCGTTTAATTCATTCTTTTCTATATCGTCATTCAGTCCACGAATTACAAGATTTGTCATAATCACTCCATAAGTTTTGAGAGGGTCAAGCCCTCTCTCCACTTTTATTTATTAGGACACTTGTACTGCAATATACAAGCAAAGAACGATTATAACAATCTTTCCATAGTCAAGGTCAAAAGCTGTTCCCTCTCCTATTGAGGCATTGTAAATATCAATAATTTTATCAATGCCATTTGATGGTTGTTTTTCTTTGTTTTCTTCTGACATATCTACTCCTCTAAGCTGCCATCGCATAGTCTTTGGCTTTTGCAAGAGCAGAGACTTTCTTTTGTCTCCCTTTTCCAAACCATGCAGATTGTAAGCGTGTATCCTGCGAGACACCTAATTCGTGGTCTATGAGGTAAGTAACAGAGTTAAAGGCAGACCACCATGTACCTTCACTCAAATTTGCACCAGGCTGTGTGTTGACAGTCTCAAGAGCAGCCTCTGCATTACGAGATAAGTCCTTTAACCTTTTGTTGTCACCAGCAATCGGAAAGACTTCATTATAGTATTCTTTGATTGAATCTTTAGAATACTTTTTTGATGCAAGAAGTTTAGAAACATCTGCATAATTTTGCATAAAGTTACTTGCAAGTCCAAGTGTTTCTTTTACACTTTCTGCGTCAAATACTTGTCTGTGATTTAATCGTGCAGACTGTTGCGTATATTGATTAAGAGCATATGTAAGTGTGTTATTACAAACAACACGAACAGGAGTAAATCTTACTTCAATAGAGCAAGCATACTTGTGAGGATTAGAGAATAAAAGATATCCTTCTACATCATCACCTTTTGTTACTGTAAATCCATCTTTCAGTTTTGCAAGACCCCAAACCATACGACCATCATCAAGTGAACCAGCCGTATCCATTTTCATATCTCCTGCAATAACAAACTCATTGAAGAAATCAAATGCTTCAGAATTTTGAAGTGGTTTCCATCCGTCACCAACTGTTGAAAGTATTGTTTCGTCACTATCTCTTACAAGAACTCTACGTTTTGGAATTTCAGTATATTCTGGTTTATTAGGATTCTTGAAATACATTGGTCGAGTTGAGACAGTCCAATCAAGTCCTGCTTTCTTGAGCATTTGATCTGGTGTTAAATCATCAATCACTTTTACACCTAATCCATGCCATGGCACCTCTCCTGCATATGCCATTGTTTCTACCTGATGAGCCATTTGACCCTCCTTTTTAGTTTACGATAATATTAATCTAACACACACTTTCTATAAAAGTCAATACTTTTTTGAAGAAAGTTTACTTTTTTTTAATCTTTCATCTCTTTTTAAATGAGTTGGCGAGACTTTGTGTAAAAGCATCTCACCTTTTTCGTCAAATGAAAATTTGACGTATCCCTTGACACAAAGATAATTCAGAGTATTATCTGTAATCTCAGATGCAAGCTCTGTCATCTTATCCCATAGAGATGCCCTTCCATCAATGTATCCCCAATAATATGTTCCTGCCATGCAGAGCATAGCAAGTAACGTATGACTTACAATACTTATTTCCATTATCTTCTTTTTCCTGTTTGTGGGTCATTTGCTTCTTTTTTGGATAATACCTGTAGTCCACCTTTATTATAAGCTTGACCAATTACGGCATCTCCTGTATATGTGAGAGTTTGTTTTTTAAGTGCAACTCCTTCAACACCATTAGAAAGACTTGGATACTTTGGAGTTTGTCGAGTAAAAGTTACAGTCTTACTTTTACTTGAAGATGAAGAACCTTTGTATCCGATCTTTTTAAGAAATTTTTCATGTGCATCAAGGGCCGACTGCATCTTTGCAGTCACCCTTTTTGCTTTACGTTTCTTATGATTTGTTGTCGTATAGTATACAGGAAGTATATGCATATTAATTAATTTTAGTGTATTCAAATTGTTCTAAATCAAAATTCAGATTCATAATTGCAGTAACTCCTGTAACAATCTGCTCAAATGGTTTATCTTTGACCAGACTAAAAAGGTCGAAATATTTTTGTTTGTAATATTCACGAACCTCCTCAATTGTAGCTCCATTATTTTCTACAAAATAATCTCTAAACTTAGGTTGATAAACTGATTGAACCGTTAAGTAGTACTCAGTTAATGCTTTGTCGTTTCTAATTTCAAAACTACAATTTTCTAATCCATCACCAATAGCCATGTCTATGCTCTCCTCACACGAAATCTTTTGTCTCGATATTCATTACAAGCAGTTTGATACTTTTTCCAATTTTTAAGAACAAACTTTCCAGATTCTAGTAATTGTGTATCATATTTTGTTGCAAGCCATTGACTTACCATAGACGATTGAGCTTTGACCATATTCCGTATTTCAAACTTTGTTCGATTAACTCCTAAGATTTGCATTGCATAATCTAAAGTCATAGTTTCATCAAAGCACCATTTATCTCCACTCATAATCTATCCTTCCATTTCTAATGATTTTAATTCTTCTACTCTGAGGTAAAGATCAGGAGGAAACATGCCAGGCAATCTTTCTCTCATTCTGTCAATAACTTCAAGAGCTTGGTCGAAAGAAGTAATTGGTTCAAACAATCCAGCAACTATCCTGCCAGTCTTTCCTGTTTCTCTATCACATTTTTTTATCACAAAATATTTTTGTTCCATTTTCATTTTCATTTCCTTTTTAAGTAAATAGTACAAATAAACCAAATATAACACACGCAAACCAAGCTGCACCAGCAACATCTAGTAAAAAATTATTGAAGTCCATAACATTTCCTTTTTCTAAAAAGGGTTGAAAACAACTACCGAGGCCTTCACCAATTAATAATTCCAAAAAGAATAATACGTTATTTTCAACCAAGTTTCTTATCATCATTTAAGTATAATGACATATCTCAAGGGTAATGTCAAGAACTTTCTTGAAAAAAGAATCGTTTAAAATCAATAACTTATGAAAAAAATGAAAAAAAAATTAGTCAATAAAAACAAAGACTTACGAGGAGAAAGGAAAAAACCTCGTAAGTCTCTGAAAGCAGGGGCTGCTTTTTTACCTAGAGTCGTTTTGCTTATGAGTAAGCATAGTTCCCATCTGAAGATAGGGCTCTCTGTCCGGCTGCAATAACTGCTTTTGACGGAGTTCCGACACGATACGAAGTACCAGCTCTTGATTTATTAGTATAAATCATTACACCCTCATTACGAAGTGTGTCGATCATCGCTCTAGGAGAACTAAGGTCAAACCTTGTTCTTAGTGTTTTCCAAGAAACAGGATTGCCTTTGGATAATAAATTGAAGACTTTTGC